CCTAAAAAAATCTCCGGGGGTTATATTTTAGGGTTGTTTTACCCCTTTACATAGCATTTACATGAGCTCACAAGGTTGACTAATTTATTTCTTTCTTTTTTCTCCTTTCAAAAGATATTTTAGTTGGCTTTGTGAGTTCTTTTAAATGCTATGTAAAACTTTCTATAAACCCCCATGAAACACAATGAAATACAATGAAAACTATATGATATTTCATCGAGAGGAGGTATTAAGGATGAAGAAAGTCAAGACTGTAACCTCTTCCGAATCCTCGAGAAAGATAAGACCGGCTTTAACACCAGAAGCTAGGGAAAATCAATTGATATCCTTAGCTGTTGATCTTGCTGAAAAACAGTTGCGAGATGGTACTGCTTCTTCTCAGGTTATTACACATTATTTAAAGCTCGGTTCAACTAAAGAGAAGATCGAAAAAGAAATTCTCGAAAAACAAAAAGAATTGATCGAAGCAAAAACACAGTCGTTACAGTCGGCGAAAAGAATTGAAGAGTTATACGAAAACGCTCTAGATGCTATGCGAAGATATAGTGGACGAAGTAATTCAGAGGATTATTAAGATGTGTTTTTGTTAGACGCTATTTATTTTTGGGGAGGTGGTCGAATGAGCGAAATGAATGATTGGAGAGAAATAGCTAAAAAAATGTATAGACATCATCAAGCATACAGAAAAATTGCAGAACGTGTTGGTAAATCAGAAGAAGAAGTTAGATTATATTTAAAAAGTGAACGAGAAAAGGAGAAAACTAAAAACAAAACAAAGACTAAACCAGATAAATTTACGGTTTTCGAAAATTTCGTTCCTACGACACATATTAGAGAATGGGGTGGTAATCAAATTATCTCGTTTGGTTTAATTGGTGACACTCATATTAATTCCAAATATACTCAGCTTACGTATCTTCATAAATTTTATGAAATTTGTTCTCAAAGAGGAATTAAAGATATTTATCACGCTGGAGACATAGACGAAGGCGAACAAATGCGCACAGGTCACCAGTATGATTGTTACACCCAGGGCGCGGATGATCACATCGACGAAATCGTAACTAACTATCCTAGAATAGACGGCATCACGACTCACTTTATTACGGGCAATCATGACTCGAGTATTTACAAAAAATGTGGCGTTGATATTGGTGAAATCATATCCATGAAACGAAAAGATATGAAGTATCTAGGGAGAGATTGTGCAAGAATTGAAATCACTCCTAATTGTATTCTTGAATTACGTCATCCTTGGGATGGGACCGCCTATGCCTTATCTTATAAACCACAAAAGATGATTGAAGCGATGGAAGCAGATAGTAAACCTAATATTCTAGCAATAGGACATTATCACAAACTTGAATATTTGTTCTATCGGAATGTTCATTGTTTTCAGGTAGGATGTTTCCAAACACAAACTCCATATACTAGAGGAAAAGGTATAAGTGTTCATCTTGGAGGATGGATTATAACTGTCGAGGTTGACGAAAAAGGTTATATTCAGAAGATCGTTCCCGAAATGATTCCTTTCTATAAAGGCATCGATTCGGACTATAAAAATTGGAACCGGAGTACAAATGATTAGGACTTATTCAGAGCTATCCAAGTTGAACACTTTCGAGGAACGGTACCGATATTTAAAACTTAACGGAACCGTTGGCGAAGAGACATTTGGGTTTGATAGATTCATAAATCAGAAGTTTTATAAGTCGCCCGAATGGAAAGCCGTTCGAGATTTTGTAATTGTAAGGGATAATGGTTGTGATCTCGGTGTCGAAGGTTACGAGATTCGAGGAAAGATTTATATTCATCATATGAATCCCATTCTACCAAAGGACATCGTTGATCAAAGTGAATTTTTGTTAGACCCAGAATACTTAATCTCTACTACACACTTGACCCACAACGCAATACACTATGGCGATGAAAACTTATTAATCAAAGCGCCGATTGAAAGAAGTAAATATGACACTTGCCCTTGGAGGCAAAAAACAAAAGGAGGATGCGATAAATGAGCCAGAATGATATTGTTAATGATGTATATGTATCAGAAACTAATGACAAGACAGAAGAGATTAAATTCGGTTTCGTGACGAATTGTAAGAAACTTAATGTTCGTGAAAAACCAACCATTGAATCCCCAGTCGTATGCGAGATTGTTTGTCAGACAGAAGTCATGATCGACGAAAAAGAATCAACCGAAGAATTCTATAAAGTTTACACAGCCGCGGGTGTTGAAGGTTTCTGTATGAAGAAATTTATCGAGATTCGGCCGTAAAGGGAGGATTGTTATGGAGAGTATACTGACATCAATTAAAAAACTACTCGGGATAGCGGAAGAGTATACGCACTTCGATGCAGATTTAATCATGCACATTAATTCTGTGTTTTCAATTTTAACTCAGATTGGGGTCGGTCCCCCCGAAGGTTTTTCAATCAAAGACGAATCGTCTGTATGGCAAGACTTTATTCCTGAAAAATCAAAATGGGAATTAATAAAGTCTTATGTGTACATGAAGGTAAAACTTCTTTTCGATCCTCCCCTTAACTCCGCCGTGATCGAGTCTGCAAACCGAATTATATCAGAGCTTGAATGGAGAATTCAAGTTGCGGCGGATTCTGAAAAAACAATTGAAGAGGAGGAAAAACATGTATGACTAATACGTTAAAACATCACGGCATTCTCGGAATGAAATGGGGAGTAAGACGTTTCCAGAACAAAGATGGAACTCTTACGCCAGCTGGTAAAAAACGTTACCATAAAGACTACAAGAGAGCCCACTCACCAAAGAGTGTTAAATATATGAGTGACGACGAACTTCGTAGACGACTAAATCGTCTTCAGATGGAACGACAGTATTCTCAATTATCTCAAAGCAGCGTTAATAAAGGTAAAGAGTACGCGCGAAAAGTTTTCCAAGCTGGTACTACCGTAGCGGCGATTACCACCACTACTCTTACAATTTACAACAACATTGGAAAAATAAAAGATATTATTGAGAAAAGAAGATAAGGAGGACTAACGCATATGGCATTATCAAACACTGCCGTTCCGAAATATTACGGCATGTTTAGAGATGCCGTTATCCGAGGGGAGATTCCTGTATGTAAAGAAATCTCTATGGAGATGAATCGTATAGACGATCTCATTGCTAATCCCGGAATTTACTATGATGATGAAGCAGTCGAAGGTTGGATTAAATTTTGTGAAGCCGAATTAACCTTAACCGATGGCGGAGACTTACACCTGTTAGATACTTTTAAGTTATGGGGCGAACAAGTTTTTGGTTGGTATTACTTTGTTGAAAGAAGCGTTTATGAACCAAATCCAGATGGTCATGGTGGACGCTACGTAAAGAAGACTATCAAGAAACGCCTAATTAATAAACAATATCTTATCGTTGGAAGAGGAGCTGCTAAATCTATGTATGCTTCCTGTATTCAATCGTATTTCCTAAATGTAGATACTACAACAACTCATCAGATCACAACTGCCCCAACAATGAAACAAGCAGAAGAAATAATGTCCCCTATTCGTACGGCCATAACTCGATCAAGAGGTCCTCTGTTTAAATTTCTAACAGAAGGTTCGTTACAAAACACCACTGGATCTAAAGCTAAAAGAATGAAGTTAGCCTCCACAAAGAAAGGTATTGAAAATTTCCTTACCGGTTCTTTACTAGAAATACGACCGATGTCTATTGCCAAACTTCAAGGTCTCCGACCTAAAATAGCAACTATTGATGAATGGCTTTCGGGAGACATTCGAGAGGACGTTGTTGGAGCCATCGAGCAGGGTGCTTCTAAAGTTGATGATTATCTAATCATTGCGATTAGTTCAGAGGGTACGATTCGTAATGGAAGCGGAGACACAATCAAAATGGAATTGATGGACATTCTCAAAGGAGACTACATCAATCCGCATGTTTCTATTTGGTGGTATAAACTAGATTCGATCGATGAAGTCTCTGACCCCCGAATGTGGGTGAAGGCTAATCCGAATTTAGGAAAGACCGTTAGCTATGAAGCATATCAGTTGGATGTCGAAAGAGCAGAAAAAGCTCCGGCAGCTAGAAACGATATTTTAGCAAAACGTTTTGGTATTCCCATGGAGGGTTATACTTACTACTTCACTTATGAAGAAACCATTCCCCATAGAAAGAGAAACTACTGGCAAATGCCTTGTGCTCTTGGAGCAGACCTTTCTCAAGGAGACGATTTTTGTGCATTTACATTTCTGTTTCCTTTATCTAATGGATGCTTTGGTGTTAAAACTAGAAACTATATATCCTCATTAACTTTGATGAAACTTCCAGCAGCAATGAGAATCAAGTATGAACAATTTATGAATGAAGGAAGCTTAATAGTTCTCGAGGGAACTGTTCTGGATATGATGGAGGTTTATGACGATCTTGATAACCATATTACAGAATGTGGATATGACGTTAGATGTTTTGGTTATGACCCATATAACGCAAAAGAATTTGTAGAGCGTTGGGTATCGGAAAATGGTCCATTTGGAGTCGTAAAAGTTATACAGGGTGCAAGAACGGAGTCTGTTCCTCTAGGAGAGTTAAAGAAACTTTCTGAGGAGCGGATGCTTTTATTCGACGAGGAACTTATGTCTTTTGCTATGGGTAACTGCATAACCATTGAAGATACGAATGGTAATAGGAAATTACTTAAGAAACGATATGAACAGAAGATCGACGCTGTGGCCGCTATGATGGATGCCTATATTGCTTATAAAGCTAATAAAGAGGCTTTTGAGTAAAGGAGGGACATAATGTGGCAATATTTATCACCTCCAATGCCTAACGAACTTTATCATTACGGCGTTAAAGGTATGAAGTGGGGTGTTAGAAGGTATCAGAACAAAGACGGATCCTTAACTCCTGAAGGAAAGAGAAGATTGCGAGAAAAGTCAAACTTTCA